TTTCTACGCTAGGTGCAACAGTTAACGGAGCACCTCCAAATCCTGCAAGGTCGGCAAGAGAAGAACGTAAACCGCCCGCTTTTGCCCTAGCTGTTCCATATATACCGCCACCCGGAGTTAATCCAGCGGTAAGACCTGCTTTTAATCCGGCCACACCTGCTCTTTCTAATATTCCTTTGTTAAAATCTTCACTAGCCTCATCTACATCTCTAAAAGCCTGCTGTGCAAAAACAGTACCACTTGAATCATAATCAACAGCCTTTCCAGCACCAAACTTTTCACCAAGACCTTTACCTAAAGCAGTACCTAAACCAGATGCTATCGCAAGACTAGCACCTCCAGTAAAAGGAGTAAGAGCCGCACCGATTAAACCACCAGCTAAACCACCAATACTACCAAACAAGCCACCACGCTTTTGCCTTTTAGCTTCTGCTCTTTGTTGATCTTCTAGTTTTTTAATGTCGCTTTGTCTTTGCCTAGAGCGAGCAAGCATAGCCGCACCACGACTAGGTTGCCCACCAACTTGCATCATCTCCATTAGGCTACCTGATTTACCCATGTCAAAGCCCATCATATTAGGGCCGGATTTCATAGGTAAGTAACCTTTTGATTTTGAGGAATGTTCAATCATGGTATAATTCCTTAGAATTTAATAAAGTTTTTATCATATTTCCACCTCTACTCGCCAAACGGATGAAATATAAAAATCCTGATTTCCCATAACATCGCTTGAAGCTTGGATACTCAAGCCACAAAGCTTACCAGCATCTACTGTTGGGGCACTGTCAAAATCAGATTTGTTTAATTCAAAATTTGTATCACTTGCGATAGCTCCAGATGATGAAACATCGTATACTGCCGTAGCAACAACATCTTCAGTGTTGTCATTATCTTGTTTTTCAACTCGTATAGTTATGTCATCAGACCCGCTAAGGTTGTCACAACGAATAATAATTTTATGTAACGTCATTTTAAATGGGGTTACAAAACCAACTCTATGGTCATCCATTCCCGTACTCTCTGTTGTTCCCCACCAAGGCATGTAAACTTTTGAAGTGTTAATATCATCTTCAAAATTGTGCATAAAGACACGATAATCTACAAATGAGGTTCTGTACTCTAAGTTATTAACAGTCAACCTACCCTCAATATTTCTATTGTTACCTGTGTTCATGTCTGAACGCCAGAGCAAACCTTTTTCCTTCCTGTATCTAGATAAAGAACCGTTTTTGTTAAAAAATAAAACCTCTTCACCTTCTCTCATAGATTGTACAGAAGGTTGAAAATTTACCACACGTATTTTATCTTGCTTCTTACCACTTAAATAACGACTTACCCTGTCCACTACACACCTTTTCTATATATAACTCTATATTCAATCGATATGTCGTTTATGTAAACCTTAGCGGATGTAGAGGAAGTGTCAAGCTGTACAGATATTTTGTTGCAAACCACAGGAGAAGAAGGTGTAAGCTTTACCTTTGCCCAGTTAACTGCACTAGCATTAATTGTTCCGCTCAAAGCACTGCTTGAATTGTCTTCTTCCACCAAAGAAAACTTATTCGTTAAGGCAACATCTGATTTATAGGTAATATGAACTGCATACACCTTTTTTACCTGTGCAGGGTCTCCAAAGTCTATTGCTCTAGTTAAAAATTTAGTTAAGGTAGTAGCCGCTACAGACCTATTTAATTGGTAAATATCTGTAGAACTGCCTGTGTCGTGACCTATTAAAGTTTGATTGCTCTCTGTATCTACAGAATTAGTTAAGCCATCGTTGGTGTCTAAAACAAAATCTTTTATAAGCGTAAAGTTTCCTCTCTTCAAATCACACATAAAAGCATCACCATCATTGTCTAGGCTTTTTATTACAAAAGCCATAGACTCTTGCTCATCATAAATAATTCCTGTAAATGAACCAACATGAGAACTCCAGTCAGCATCACTAATTTTGTTTTCTTTTAGGTTCCTAATTGATGATCCATCGTATAAGTACAAACCTTGTTTATTTGCCCATAATACGCCATATTGCGTTCTTTTTACCGCTTCTGGATGTAACACACCCTGATACTTTTTACTGTCCTCTAAAAACCAATTACGGTCATCTCCTGATATATTTATAATATCTAAACTTTTATTTTTGTAAGCCAACAATCTATCGGCATGAGCTTCTATAGCCACGTAGACATCAGCATCACCTTTGGCCGCTTCTATGTAGTTATCAGATGGAAACGTATCGTACCTGTTCGGCATTGAGTACATAATTCTATCAGGATAAGACCTTAAGGTTGCATCTGCTTTTGTTTCTCCTGTGTTTTCATCCTTCATCGTAACATTACAAACAAACACTCTATTATTAGCCACAACTGCATCCTTCCAATGTTCTCCCGAATCACCCAAAGCATTGCTAAAAATGCTAGAGCTAAACCCGTTTATTACTTCGTATGTAATAAAACCAAGCTGTTTAATACTAAAATTTGCAGATGCTGTTGCGGTAGGGCAGTTGTATTGAGAACTACCAGCATCGTGCCAAGAAGTAAAATCATCTGATAATTTAATGCGAGCCCCTTTTGTTAAGTCTATGTCTAACAACATAACAAACTCAGAGTCATCACCTTTTTTTCTAATGTATATCCTACCTCCAGATATTCGCTCATCATAAGGGCCTTTAGCACCGATGTTTACCGAAAGCGATTTTAAACTATTGGCTTCGGTAACGATATGAGTGTTTGTGTACTTAAAAGGAAGAGACTCTTGGTTTCCATCGTATATGAAGGTAGATGCTAATTCATACTCAGCCGCCTCTATAAAGCCATCTACATCTGTTTCCGTTGCTATCGCTATTTCAAAGCCAGTTCCTGCGGTATTAGGATAAGCAGACACAGCTCCGGAAGTCCCAGAAGAAGTTGCAAGATCATCCTCTGTAGGAGAGGCTAAATCGTTATCTTTAGGAAAGTAATCCATATATGAGTTAACATTGTCAAGAGTAGAATTAGCACCCTCAAAGTGTCTTCTCTGAATCCATCCATACCATTTTATTTTAGAACTATTTTTGTCGGCAGTGTCACAGCACCTAATAGAATCTTCTATTCTAAAATACTTTACCTTTGATGCAGTGCTTACTACTGTGCTGTTTAAGGTGATAACATTATGTGTGTAGTCATTTGCTGTTGTAGAAAACACATCAATATTATGTGCGGCAGGGTCAGCTAAAAGTAAAACCTGATCTCCTAAAGAAGTTCCTTTAAGTATTAATGAAAACCTATCATCGACATCTACAGGATCAACCTCTGCAAATTTAGCATCAACTTCACGATCTAGTATAATATCATTACTAGAGGTGTCTACAACGGTATATATTCCCTGAGCTGATGAATTTAATTTATTGTTTGCAAAAGAACGAGTTGCCGTAGAAACGCCTGATATAAGCAAAAGCGTTCCAATGGGAAATGAAGAAGCTAAGTTTGTCTCAACGTTACTTACCTTTAGATTCAACCTCCTATTATCTCCACCACCCGGAGTTCTAGTTGTTCCATCGCTTTCAAAAAGATCAAATCCGTTTTGACGGTTCATAGTTGCATCGTCATACGTGACAGTCACAGCATCTCTAGCATGGTCTGTCTCAAAATAACCTAAACCATATCCGGGTTGAACAGTGCCTATTTCATCGTTGTTGTAGGCACTTATTTTATTATTGGTAGAGTCTGTCATAATATATGCTGGTTGCATACCACCATATACATTAAACATAAGATTCTGCCCTACGGATACTTCGTTATCATTTATATCAGCAACGTCTTTTACTGTATTTAAACCACCGCTAAAATCATTCAGCTTATAAAGCCTTCTAGGCATTACTTACCTTTAAATACACCTTCTAGCATATCTGTCATTACATCAACCAACTTCTCAAAAAGCTCCTGCTCTTTTTCTTCGTTGATCCAAGGTATATTTACCTTTTCGTTAATTTTTGTAGCTAAATTTTTTGTGAACTCATCCGATGCTAAATGCTTTAGTGCTTCTTCCTGCATCTTGTCTGCCTGCTCCTCAGCAAGCTTTACTAACATTGACTTAATATCCATTTAATCTTCCTTTATTTTCTTGGTTTTTAAATACAAATAATAAATTTGCACTGCAAACATTATACACATAAGAACACCAGACAATAAATCTGTCCAGTATACAACTCCTAAGCTTGTACTTAGTCCAGTTACTTTTAAACTATCCATTAGTGTTTACCGTTTATCCTGCTAAGGGAACCATCTATTCTAGAAACTTGATTATCTAAGTCATTTATTTCTTTTGTTAGAGCATCAAACTTGCGATCTAGTTTATCATCTGATTGGTTCCACCTGTTAATGAGTTTTATAATCATGCCTTCCATATTTTGCAATGTTTCTGACTGACCCTTGTTTTCAATCTTTAAATTTTCCAACTGCTCTTGTTGTCTTGCACTTTTATTTGACAATGATATGACCAAATATACGAACATAGCACCGACCACTCCTATCATTCCCGCTTCACCGTAGATGGCCAAAAAGTCCATTGTTACTCCCTAATGCATTTTAAAAATTGTTTAATTATTCTTTTGGTAATTTGCTTATTACCTTGATTTCTTGCAAGCATTACAAGAGCCCTTTCTCTAATTACTGACTCTTGTAACTCACTCATTTCTTTTTACGCTTACCCCAGCTTAATGGATTGATGTTAAATTCTTTTTCATAGAAAGCTACTTTCTCTGCCAACTCTTCTCGCTCAGCCCTTTCTTCCATGATGTGTTTACTAAGCAAATCCCCAATCTGTTCATTTGCAATAATAACATTATCTTCAAGTTTTGCAATCCTAGTTTCAATTTGCCAATAGCCATAGACCAACATACCGATAAGGACTGCAATCTGACCCAACCATTTAAGGTTAATGCTAACAATGGCATTATCATCAAGAATAGCAGTCCTATAACTTCTAGCGGTATCTGGCTTTGCACTCACTGTACCTCTATCTCTTCCAGTCTTTGATGCTTATAACACCAATTACCATGATCGCTGATACGACCATGAAACCAATGAACCACAGAATCAGCATCAATTATCTCCGTGAATACTGTATTCATATCGGTATCTTCCGAGTCGAGTGGTATATTTGCCACCACCCAACCTTGGCTTCCGCACCCTGTAAACAACAGGAATATCATAAGACGTATTAGTGTTTTCATCGAATACGATAAAATCTCCGTTACTTAGTTTCTTTATCTGATTCTTCACTTTGCTTGTCCACGCTAACCTGCAACGCATCTACAAAAGCCTGTTTACCAAACCTTAATTGTTGAAGATTAAACTCAGAAGATTGTATCTTTCTTTCTAAATCCGCAACATGATTAATCATTACTTTCTGCTCATCAGATAGCTCTGATTCTTTATACTCCTTATCAAAAAGAGTAATTACGTTTTCTTTAGGCATTTCTTTTTCTTTTTTTGCCATTAGTAACTCCTTGTTTTGTTAATTAAAGTTTTTTATAATCAGCTATAGCCGCTTTTAATCCATCAGATTGTGCTTTTGCATTTGCCATTTCAGCATCCCATCTTGCTTTTTCAGATTCTAATTGCAATAAAGAATACTGTGTTTCTTGATCTGGTAATGCTTCACCACTTTCAGCATCCCATCTTTTTTCTACTAAAGCAATATATGATTCTTTTACTGCTTCTTTCTTTTCTTGTACTACCTTGCCCTTGCTATCTTTTACTTCTTCTTTAGCTGGTTGCACTTCTCTTTCTTTACCTTTAAAATCGGCTGTCTTGCCTTTCTTATCAGCGTACTTTGCCCAATTCATTATGAGACTCCTTAACCGTTTAATTCAGCGTATTTAGCTTTAGCCTTAGTTAACAATGCAGACTTAGCATCGTCTTCTTTATACTCTACGCTATGTTTTCTTAAATATTGCTGTAGCTGTGCTTTACTCCAAGCATCCTTAGGTTCACCACTTGGATGTCCATTTTGAGAAACGTAATATGCTTCTTTTTCTTCATCACCCCACAATGCTTCAGCAATCTTTTTTACTTTTGCATCTTCTGATGAAAGTATAGAATCTGGACTTACTATATGTCTATGATAGCCTGTGCTACCAATCTGTTTACCATCATCCATAACTTTAGTTGCTGTTCTTACGTTAATTGAAAAATCTCCAACGACTTCAATTTTGTCTACAGCTATTTGTTTTTCTAACGCCACTACTGACTCCTTTTTCCTTGCTTAATTATCCAATTAAACTGCTTGATATGTAATTACAAATCTTAATTTTCTACCCGATAAGTCTGCATTTGTTTGACTTGTCGTTCCTCTTAATCTAAAAATACAAGCATTTGTGCCATTTACACAGGCTGTGTAAGATTGTGATGTACTCATATTTTGTTCTAAAACAGCACCGCCAGCAGATGAACTTATAGATTCAGCAGTATAGGGAAGAGTTAACGTTGCAAGACTTGAATCTGATGTAGTTGGAAAGGTTACAATCATATACGCAGTTACTAAATTACCTATTCTAATATAAGTATTCTCTTCAAGCGTAAATGATAAACCAGCACCACTTCCATCAGTTGCTACCCATGTTCCTGTTTCATAAATCAAACCATCATCACCGGAAGGAGCATTTTCTACAGTTGGCCCATTTACAGTTCCATGTAAATCGTTACCAGATTTATCATACCATCTTGCTGACTGTACTCCACTACCATCATATTCAGCAACACAACCTTTAATTTTTGCAGATATATTTTTGTAATAAAATATTTGCCCAGCACTTCCTGTGTCTCCATCAACTTCAATTTTTCCTGTTAAATCAGTTCCAACTGTAATAGTAGATTTGATTGTTTGAAAAGCATCTCTTGTACTTAAATTTGCTATTGTATTCTCTGTTGTAGAACTTCCTCCACCTAAATCAGCCTGTTGCATAGATATTTTAGTCCAACTTCCATTAGTTGAAGGAATATATACTTCAGCAGTAAACTCTACAATTTGTCCTGTTTTTAAAGGCTTCATAAAGGTAGTATTTAAATGACCTCTTGCTGTTCCAGAACCACCAGAAGTAACTTTAATTGCATTTAAAGTACCATCCCAAGCAATGCTTCCTCCAGCCGTTCCGTTAAACACCCAATCACCAACACTTCCAGAAGGTTGACTATTAGAAGAAGAAAGTATTTTTTCACCACCAAACTTGTATTTAAAAGGTACACTCGCACCACTTGACTCATCCTTTACCTCATCAGCAGTTAAAACACGATTATAGAACCTTACACAAGACAGTTCACCATGAAAATCATTTGATGTTCCACCTTCATTTCCACCCAAAAACAAAGGCTCAACACTATTATACATAGAGCTTTCACTTGTTCCTGTTGCTATTGACGCTCCATTTCTATAAATAACAACTGCACCAGCATTATAAGTAACTGCAAAATGATTCCATGTATCAAGGCCTGTAAGTGCTGACGATGAAACAGTTGTTGCATTTGATCCATTTGAAGAGGCAACAAAACTTAACTGCTCACTATCGCTAAAAAATATTAAATACTCTCTTTTAGCTGATGTATGCCATTTACCTATGACTGTATGTGCGGCATCAAATGAGCTATTAGGCATCCTCACCCAAAAAGAAAAAGATGCTTCAGTACCAAAACTAAAATCATCTGTATCCACCCCTTCATTTAGTGATATATAGTCATCTGTTCCATCAAACTTATAATGTGGAGACGGCATAGAGCTAGCTACATGATTTGAATTACCTCTAGACAATACATAATCAGCATGAACTGTAGCACCACTATCTTCTGACATATAAACATCAGTTACAGAACTATTACCAAGCGTTACTGAATTATCTGCTTGTCCTACTGCATTGTATCCTATTACTGTTTGGTTAGTAGGTGTTGCAGAACTTGGAGATGTTAATGAACCAACAAAAGTATTGTTATCTCCAGCAGTCATATTGTTTGTGCCAGAAAAAGCACTCATGTGACCTATTGCAGTATTATCAGTTCCTGTCACATTTCCTTGCATTGCATTATGACCAACTGCTGTATTTTGACCTTCATTATCACCATCTGCATTATATGACTCAAGTGCTTGATAACCTACTGCTGTATTTTTATCGCCTATTGTATTTGATTTAAGAGACTCGAATCCAACAGCGACATTCCTTTGTCCAGAAGTCAATGCTGTAAGAGCATTCATTCCTATTGCAACTGTTCCATTTGCTCCTGTATCATTTATTGCATCCCCAGCAAAAGCACCTATGACTACACAATCTTGAGTACCTGTTGCTACTTGAAGAGCTGACCTTCCAATCGCTACATTTTGAGCTCCAGATGTAAGTCCATTACCAGCATACCATCCAACTCCTGTATTTGATGAAGTTGTAGTTGATGCCAAACAATTCATTCCTACTGCTGTGTTTGAATCTCCACAGTTAGCAGATAAAGATAAATAACCAACAGCAGTATTTGAACTTCCGTCATCTGTTCCATCTCCAGACCTATCTCCTATAAAAGTATTATAACTCCCTGTAGTTACAGCCGCTCCACTAATATATCCTACTGCTGTATTACCAGTTCCAGATGTCATGGCACTTAAAGATGATTGTCCTATAGCAACCGCACCCACAACAGGATTTGTTCCTGTTGCATCTAAGGCATTTGCTCCAATAGCAATATTACCAACAAGGTCTTTATTGTTAGAGTCGTTTGCATCTGAAAATTGACCACCTGTTAACGCTTGATACCCAATAGCTACATTAAGATTCGCAGAATTAGTACCACTCCCACTATTTACATTTTCATCAACAGAGCCCATTGCTTGATAACCCATAGCAACATTTCCAGTTTCTGTTCCATTCATCGCACCAGCACTTGCATGACCTATAGCTACATTAGAAGCTACATTTGATGTAGCACCTAAAAGAGCATTGTATCCAAAAACAGTATTAAGCGACCCACCGTCATTGTTACTTAGTGATACCTGAGAGTTATTATCTAATACTAAAAATTGTACATCTGGACTACTTTGATTTGCTACTATAAAAGAACCATCATTAGAAGCTCCAGCGGCATTTTTAGAACCAATAAAAATATCAGCACCATCGCCTGTCCTGAATTGAATAGCGGCAAAAGCTTCATCTGTTCCACTTGAATTTTCTAACTTCAATAAAGCATTAGCATCTGTTGTAAAAGCATCTACTGTATATGCAACATCTATTTGCTCTTGCACATGAAGCCTTGTGTCAACACCATCGCCTGTTCCAATGCCAACATTTCCAGCACTATCTATTCTCATGCGTTCAGTACTTGCGGCATTTAAAGTTGTATGAAAAACCAATGCACCATCTTCACTTCCTCCTGTAGCAGATTCAACTATTGAACCGATCCTTGCGTAATCTGTTACATTAGCACCATCATCATTTGCAGATAAATTTATAAATGCACCCGATCCACTTGCTACAGCTCTATGCACTCTTAATTGAGTTGCAAATCCCCCATCTGAAATTTCAGCTTTATTTGTAGAAGGTACTATGCCCACACCCATTCTACCAGAATCATCAATGATTAAACGACTTGTTGTGCCATGAGCAATATGAAAAACTGCTCCTCTGTTTTCAATGCAAAATGGGTTTGCATCTCTTGTATCATTTAATATTAAACCTACAGGAGATGCTGTAGCTATTTCTAAAACTTTACTTGCAGAGTTTGGATTATCAAAAGTTCCAGCATTTCCAAGACCAAGATTTCCATCACTTGAAAGTGTCATCCTGTGACCTTCACTTGCATGATATGTCCAAAATTGCAACTGAGAATAACCATTAGTATTCCCAGAAGCAACCGACCTAATCCTTGAACTTGATACTCCACTTGCTGAGGCTCCAGCGGCATTAAAAAATGAAATTTCTGTACCATTTCCATCAGCATCAGATGCTTGATTGTCAATAATTAATCTACCACCTATTCCACCACTTGATGATGTATTAAAATGCAAAGCACTTTCGGGCTGTGTGTTTATTCCTAATCTATCTGTATTTAAAAATAATGGAGTTGCATCATCATCTCCAGTTTTTACTTGTATTGCATTGCTACCATTACCAGCCGCAGTTGAATCTGTGTTACCGTTTAATTTTAAAAGCGAGGTGTAACTACTCGCTATACTATTACCTGCTAAAGTTGCCATAATTTATCCTGTGTAATCTTCCCAATTAGTTGTTGCATCTTGCCATTTTAACTGTATAGCCTCTGCTCCAGCCCAGCCTATATCAGCTATCATCTGAGCAAAGTTAACTATAGTAGTTCTAATACCGCCTAACATTATTTCAATGCCAGCATATTAGTTGCTGTCGTATTTGTTGCTTTGATTGCAGAAAACTTAACAGGTAGTATTTGACCGCTTGCTAAGTTTTTAAAAGTTGCATCGCTACCGGATTGCAAAGTAAGAACTACATCACCACCTACGCCTACGTATACAGCGGAATGTAAGTCTGCTAATGATTGATCTGATCCACCATGAACGGCAGTTACCGTAGTCGCACTCTCGTAGATCATTTGATTGAGAGATTCTACTACTGAATATTTGTTAATAGAACTAGCCATCTTGTTTCTTCCTCCTTATGCCTTGCCGAGCTTGACTTTTCTCATGGGCATCTTGATCTTATGTTAAATCAGGTGGTAATATAACCCTACTACCTCCAGTCTTGTCCCGTTTCCTCATTCCATTTTTCTGTACAGAATTTAAGAAATTTGCCTGATGTAAGTTAGATAAATTTAAACTAATTGCAGATATGTTAGGATCAGAAGTTGTACCTGCCCTATCCTGATATAACTTTCCTTTTACATAGTCAATAATTGATGTATGAAATACGTTATCAACATCGGGTATATCTGTAATAGCTGAAACAGAATCAGGCTCTGCGTAATAATGTATGAGTACACCATTTGTAACTGCTTCATCTATTGGCTTGTATTGACCTTCTAATGAATGTGTGGTTCCGCTTGTTTCTCCTCTAGTCGTTACGATTGCTAAATGATTACCACGTATAAAGTAAGCTAACTTATCTTCTGGATGATTGTATGTACTTGCCATTAGTCTATATCCATTGTTAGTATTTCACCATTCAACAACCTTGGTATCTTTACATATTCGCCACTAGAGTCCATAAAACTTACTCTAAAAACCTTATTCACATCAATACCTGAGTTTGCATCACTTAACGTGTACCACTGCTGATCTGCAACTGTTGTAGCCTTTGCATACTCTACCTTTGTAGAATAATTACCAAGCTCTACCAATGCTTCATTAATTAAATTTATTATGTATGTTTCAGGTGCATCAGGAAAAACCTGTCGTACCCTACTAATAATTTTCTTTACTGTTAATCTGTTTACAGCCATTAGGTTGAATCTCCTCCAAGCATACCTGTTGTATTCCAGTTGCTAGTTACGTCTTCCCAGTTCTTTGCATCTAAACCATTCCAAGTTCCGGGCATTGTCCAGTTTATAGAACTAGGCAGGGATACCGCTGTAAAAGAAGGAGATGTATTTAGAGTGACCAAAGTAGAAGATGGTGATGTGTTTAAAGTCACTAGAGTCGAAGATGGTGACGTGTTAAGAGTAACAGCAGTAAACGATGGAGA